TCCCTGTTACTGTTAACCAATAACTTTTTTTGGGGATATAAAAATCTTCATATCCTGGATGAGGGGGGAAAATACGTATTTTTATTGTCCTCCCGTCTTCCAAGTTCAAATATTCATTACTTGAGATTGCTCCAATAATTTTATCATCCTCTTCTACTCGCCGTTTCAATGCCGTCAGGGGAGTAGCACGCAATTGACTGCGTAAATCGTTTGTTGTTTTTGTTGCCATAATGTTTTAATCTATTAATTTTTTGGTTTGTTTTATTAAAACGTTGTTTATCTTTCCTTCTATCATTTTGTCTGTAATATCCCCCTGTTGAATTGTTAAAGATAATTTGTTTAATTTCTCTGACTTATCTTTAGATGCCCAGAAGATTGAATTAATATAATCTCTTGTCTTTTGAGCTTCAATCAACTTCTTACGCATCACCTGATACGCTTTATTACTAACAACAGCATTATTCAATGCTTCTACAGTTGGCGACTTACCTCCGTTTCGTTCAGCAAGCTCTATTCTTAACCTTTCTTTGGTTTTCGCTTCAAAAACCTCAAGATTAAGTTTTGCTTCTGCCGCTTGACTTTCTGCTTCGGCCAATAGAATACCAAAGCGGTTTACAATCACAGGAAACGTAATGATTTCCCCAATTAGATTTGAATAATCGATTTTTAACAGGGAATCAATATCTAATTCCTCATCAAAATCTTCAAACATAAGTTTGAAACTTTTGTTTCCAATTTGAATAATTTTAATTTCCATTTTCTTGTTCTTTTAAAATATGTAATCCTATTACAGCATAACCGATGAGGTCTTTCAGGGTATCCTCTACGGTTTCAAAATTTGGCTTTTCTCCTTGCATTTGTTTTTCTACAAGACTACGATAACGCTTTGTTTTATCCCAAACGTGCACCATGTTTCCGATTAATCCTAAATCAAAACTGGCACTACCATAATCTTCATTCTTTTTTACCAATGTTTCGGTAATTTCTTTAAACAATTGTTCAATACTTTCTTTTGTCATGATTGATATTTATTTTTAAAAAACTTTGAAACTTTTTCTACAAAAATTTTAATATTTTGTAAACAATATTGTTTTTCTTCACCAAACGTTTTAACACCCATATTTTCATTACGAACAATGAAAGTGTATAAAGCTATCCAATCGCACATTTTAACAAACGTTTTAACGTCTTCTTCCGCATTGAATAAAAATCCTATATTCAATTCTTCTATCTGATAATTTACGAACCAATCCAGCGCATCACGTATTTGTTCTCCGTTTTGTTTATTGTATTTAACCGTATGACTGATATCTCGACCCAGAATAGATTCATCAAAATCGTGCAGTACGGCATGTTTTAAACAACCGTACTTAAATGTTAACCAAGATGGGTTACTTATTTTAAATTTATTTTCTATTTTTTCCAAAACATATAAACAAATGGAAGCAACCTTGAAACCATGTTGTGATACAGTTTCCTTGATAACACTATCACGTTCTTCCCACTGGTGGATATTATCCAGTGAAGATATTTTTTCAATAAACATTTTTAAATCATTGTCTACTATTTCTCCATTCCTCATAACGTGTTGTTTTAGTTTTATAATCTGATATTATGTATAACCTTGTTGCAAATGTACTTTTCAATTTACGTTCATTTTTAAACTTATCTTTTTCTACAATACCATTAATAGCAACCGTACAACCTTTCAGTTCTGCTACATTTTCTATCCGTTCGTACGCATCAGGCCAGAGCAATACGGGAATAATTGTATTATTACAATCAATATTCAGGGTGCACATTGTTCCTGTTTTTATTTCTTTTTCTCGGTAATAGATTAACTTTCCTGCTATGGTTACTTCTGTTCCTAATTTTGCTATCAAAAATTCGGAATCATTAACATATTTTTTAGCAATTGTTTTGTTAGGAATAGCATCACGTATCATAGTTTCGTAGTCTATTTCACCGAAACCTGTCAACGCCTTTTGTTGTAATATCCAAAAAGCATTTGTTGTTGAATCTTCCACCTGATATTCTTCATCAATTGTTTCTCCTCTGCTTTCATAATATTCTTCCAATAAACGTTTTCTATCTCGAGGATTTTTAATGTTTTCTATCAAATCAAACGCTCCCGCTACAATCAAACAACGTATTACAGATTTATTTACCTTCGACGGAACACGACTAACAAATTCTTCTAAAGAAAAGAATTTTCCCCCTTTTTGACGTGTTTCTATTATATTACGCACCGCCACTACACCAACTCCTTTAATCTTTAGCAAACTAAAGAATATTCGTTGTTCTTTAGCATCACATGTAAAATTAATGTCTGAAAAATTTATATCCGGCGGACGTACTTCTATTTCTACACCAGTTTTTTTCATTTCTGCTAAACGATATGGTATTTCCGCTTCAGAAGAAAATTGTAACGATGTAGTCCAAAACTCCAGCGGATAATTTACTTTAAACCATTGGCACCAATACGACATTATTGAATAAGCAGCAGCGTGTGAACGGTTGAATCCATACCCAGAAAAAGCGAGTAATTTTTGCCAAACAGATTCAGCATATTCTTCTGCCCTCTCTATGCCGTTCTGTTTTAGTAAGGTAATATACCCACTTTTAAATTTTTCACCGTAAGAGCTCAGAGTAGCCACATCTTTCTTCTTTATAGTAGTCCGTAATATATCTGCCTCTACTTCTGTCAATCCTCCCACTGTAACCGCTTGCATGATTTGTTCTTGGTAAATATATAATCCGTAAGTATCTTTTGTAATTTCTTCCATACCAAAATCAAAGGATAACCGTTTTTTGCTATTCTTTATATCAGCAAAAGTTTCGTGAGCATTAACATCCATAGGACCAGGACGAAATAAAGCGGTCATAGCTATCAGATGCTCAATGTTATCTGGTTTAACTTGACGGCAATAATTCATCATTCCTGCCGTTCCAAACTGGAATACATCCTCGTTCCACCCTCTACGAAAATATTTGAACACTTCCTCATCATCCAGGGGGATATCATTTAAAATGATTTGTTCATTCAGATTCTCTTTTATTAATTTCAGTATATTCTTGAATTTATCTAATTGTGATAATCCAAGTATATCCTCCTTCAAAAAACCTGATTTATCTATATATTTTCCTTCCCATTCAGACACCAACATACCATCAACCAATTTCACAGGAAGCCAATCCCACACGTTCATTTCATTCCCTTTTTCATCTTTATCGGGAACAATAACAATTGCTGATGGATGAATAGATTGTGCTTTGGGCATTTGCAAAGCGTATTTTATATTGTGCACAAGGTCAGGATATTCTTGAACGAATTTGTATAAAGTTTTTGATTGATTGGCGTATTTGAATAAATCCCCCCAAGTGTATTCTATTTGGTCATTTATGTCTTTTGTGAGCCGATTGGTATAAGAAAAAGATAACCCCTCTTCCTTTGCAAAATCTTTTAAACAAGTTTTCAATTTCATACGTGTGAATGAACCAATGACGCAGGTATGATTGTAACCGTAACGATTTTTTATATATTCTTTTACAATATCCCTATACTCTGCCGGAAAATCGATATCTATGTCTGGAAGGGAATCGCTTGACTTTGCTCGTTCTCCAGATACTCGTGCTTCATTCAGAAAACGTTCAAACAATAAATTATATTTTATTGGGTCAACGTCTGTTATATATAAACAGTAAGCAACCAAGCTACCACAAACGGAACCACGTCCAGGACCAACATTAATATCATTTTCTCTACCCCATTTTACTACGTCCCAAAGAATCATGAAATAATCACACAATCCGTTTGGCACTATAACAGAACATTCCGTTTCTATTCTATCTAAGTATTTCGCCAATTGTTTGGGGGGAACGTGTTTTAAACGTTCGTTGATTCCTATTTCTAATTGTTCAAAGAACAATCCTTCAACGTCTTTAACTTTAAATTTTGGTAATTTACGGTCTCCAGTATTTATCTTGAATTTTACTTTTTTTGAAAAAACAATAGTATTCATTATTCCCGCCATAATGGTATTAAACAGCGGTTCTACGTCTAATATCCATTCTTGATAAGAATTCAACGTTTGTTCAACGGTTTTAAAATATTGGTCTTTAGATTCAGGATTAGCTTTTTTGCTAATTTTATTTAGCAATGTTTTTAATTCACATTGTTCTTTATCTAAGTAATAAGAATCATTAATTGTTATTGGCTTCAAAAACTTTTTATAAAATCCAATGTATTCGTCTAAGTTTTCTAAATGACGTTTAAACAATTGTTGTGACGTATATTCTAATGTATCTATTTGATAATAAACATCGTCAAACGCTGTTTTGTATTGCTTGATAAGTTGTAATGCTTTCCGTTTATTTTTTATTTCATGATTAAATTCACTTTCTTTAGGAATAACGCAGCATAAACCCTTTCCAAGATTGGAAAGAACATTATCAGGAATAAACCCCTCATAATCTACGTTTATCATTTTGTTAATTAACAATAAATTCTGCCATCCTGTATTGTTCAATACATAAAGTTTTAAATCAAAAATTTCTTGATTTTGTTTTTCTGGTGAATAATTTCTTGCTACAGAAATAGTTTCTCCTATGATAAATTGAATCCCTTTATTTAAACAAGCAGTCTGGAATGCTAATGTACCAGCAAGGGTATTTTTATCGCATATCCCTAATGCTTTGCAATTGAGAAATTTTCCTTTTGTAGCCCATAATTCACAATCTCCAGACCCATTAAGCAATTCATATTCTGTATGAATCCCTAAATGCGCAAATTCTGCTATAAACGGTTCATTAATTTTACCAAGATATTTAAAATCATTGAATTCTGGTTTATATATTATCTCATTATATCTGTTCCTATCTTCCTGGATAGCAGAATAATAAAATTTTTCACCGAATTCAAATAATATATAATCTACCTCTCTATTTTGTAAACAATCAAATTCCGTATCGGATACTTCAAAGGCAAAATCTTCATTAATTATTTTCCCATCAAATGGTTTTAGGTATAAAAATTTACCTACACCGTCAATGTTTATAATATCTAAATCATTCTCTATGACTTCCGATACGGTTAATTTATTAATCTGTATCCATTTCAATAAGTTATCTGTCATATTTATAATTTTCCTAAAAAAGAATGATAATTTTTTCCCGCCCTTTTAGCAAAAAAATTTTGTGCTAATAACATTATATCCCAATCTTCTCCTAAATCATTTTTTTGTCCTAAACGGATTAAATCCGTTAAGACGCATTGTCTTATAATTTCTTTTTCTACATCAGATGCTCCAACAATATTTTTTTTATATTTTATATAAATTTTCAACAATTTATACACATTGTAAAAATAAACGGAAAAAGATTTCAATTGTATAATTTCATCAATTATTTCTTGTTCATTATCTGATACTTTCAATAAATTGTTACAAATGATTCGTAAATAATATTCTACTTCCGCAAAACGATTTATAGGAACATCGTGTGTAAAATTAAAATCCATTTTATGATACTTCGCTTTACAATCATCATAAAGACTTCCTGCAATTGCTTCCTCGTTTTTATTATATAAATAATACATTCGTTCAGCAATTTTATTCCATCCGTAAATATGTAAACTTTGACTGTTATGCGTTTGTGTTCCTAACTCTATACCTAAACAAGAAGAAATAATTTCCGTCAAAAAACTGAATTGAAATACATTAGTTGTTAATCCCCAATGTAAGTCATTGCTTCTGTTTTGTATTGTTGTTATTAATTTTCCTTCTCTTATTTTTAACATTATCATATCATTGCAAGGAATGTCTTTTGATTTACATCCTAAATCAAATAAAGGGTTCCAAACAGATAGAACAACTTGACGACTGTTAGGATTTTCCGTCAATATTCTTATAGCATCTAAAATTTGGTCGTACCCCTTATTTGCTTGAAGATTTTCACTTACAAGAATGTCCTCGCTTTTAACTCCCCAACGCCGTAACCGCCATCCATATGGCGCATGAAACGTTTTCCCGTCATCAGAATAATCAGCCATTCTTTTATTGAATATTGTTAAAAATTCTACATCTTTACGCCCTAAAACAATCCAAATAGCTTCTGCTAAAAGGAAAAATATATTTATATCTCTTTCGTAACCACCTACACATCTTTTGTAGGGATTTGTAATTGTTGTTTTAAAATCTAACAATTCTTTTACCAGCCCGTCTCTTGATTCTTCCCAGGGTCTTTCGGATATTATATAATGGTTTAAAATGGGATATAATGCAGAAAAATTATCTGTTTTAGCTGCTCCCACATCTGGAATAAATACTGTTTGTTGTTTCATATAATATGTAAAATTACTTTTTTTTATATATATATAAACTTTGTTCATAGAAAAAGGGAAGAGTTATTGGTTCTTCCCTTTGACGTATAAAATTATAAAATTACTTTTTATTTCTTGAAAGCGGGTTTAGATGATTTTAAATTTTCTTCCATTCTTTTTCTGTTTTCTCCCAAACGTTTATCCATCTTTTTAACATTGGGTAAAATAAAATCTATTACACTTTCAATCATTTCAACAGCTTTATCAAACGTGATTCCCTTTACAAAAGGAACGCCACTCCAACAGATAGCGTAATCAATATCAACGCTATCTAACACTTCTACGTTTTTAGCAAGCGTTAAAAAATATAAATTACATCTTATTGAACCGTCTGGTTGTAAAGAAGCGTTTTCCACGGAAACAATTCCTCTATTAGAATTTTTTCCTTTATATTTTATTGTCACTCCTGCGCTTGCTACCCAAGCATATTCAAAATCATTTTCTGGGAAAATAGCTTCAAAAGTATCTATAAAATATTTTCTATCTTCCTCTTGCGTTTTAGGGTTCAAACGTCTTTTCTTCTTTGAAGTCTTTTTTGTTTCAACCTTTTGCGGTTTTTTAACTTCCTCTACTTCTTCTATTTCCTCTACTTCTTCTATTTCGTCCTCTAACTCTTCTATTTCGTCCTCTAACTCTTCTATTTCGTCCTCTAACTCTTCTACTTCCTCCATTTCCTCTTGCTCTACTTCATCTGCTAATTCGTCCATTTCCTCTTCTTCGGTTTTTTCGTCATAGCAGCAAGCCTCAGCAATTTCAATCAAGGTATCGGTATCTTCTTCTTCCATACCATCAATATCATTTTCATTAAGAATCTCCAATAATTTTGTACGAGCTTCTTCTTCAGTTTTAGCAGCTATTCCAATTGCTGCTAATTTTTTAGCGTGAACAGGGTTAATTTTTGTTGCCATAATAAATAAATTTTAGTTGTTATTGTTAATTGTAACTTTGGTAAGTTACGGTTTAATCTTCCTGGAATTTATAAGTATAAAATAATTGCTTTTTGTTCAATAGTTCGTTACCATATTTTTCGGTTAAATATTTTTTTTGTCTATCAATAACGTTTATATCGTCATTATTATCTGTAACTTTTGTTAAAAAACGTTTGGCGGTAAAACCACGCAAAAATAAACTAAAAATAATTCGTTCTTTATCAACAAGACCTTCTAATAGGTCTACGCCGTTTATAACAAAAACGTTTTTCTCTGGTATTATTCTGGTTTCATCATCATACCCAAAATCACAATCAATAGCATCAATGCGCAACTTATGATTTTCTCTTTTGATATATTTTATAAAATCCTTTTGCTTATTGGCGCAAGCGCATTGAAGATAATATTTTAACGGTACTGGTTTAGGAGCCAGTCCCTTACGGTATTTAGACCAGCGACGACCATAGCTTTTGATTGAAGTAAAAATTTTCAATCTAAATTCTTGTAATAAATCTTCGTATTCAAAACTTAATTCTTCGTACGAAAATATTCTACTTGCATACTTGTCCGCTAAATAGGAGTATTTGTTATACAAACGCTCCGACGGTTTGATTGAAGGTTTCATTTTTACAGTTTTATTTACAGTTTCCAATAATTACAGTACGAAGTAAGTAAAAAATAAAATAGCTTCAAAATTTTTTCCAGGTTTTTTTTGACGTTTCAGGCTTTTTTAAGTTTATTTAACTTTTACAGGATTCTACAAGTATATTTTCTATCTACTTCTATTATTTTATTTTCTTTTGCAGAAAACAGTTCTAATTTGTTTCCTATAACTCTATTTAGAACCCAAATTTCTCCCTTATAAGAAAATTCATTCCCAAAGGCATAATAATTTCGTAAATCTTTTACGGTCATATCAAATTTAGGAACACCAAACTCATCAAATAGTTCTGATTTTAATTCTTCAAGTTTCGATTCATTAGTAAAAATACTATCCAAATGATTTCTGGCGGCAATATTATCTATTTTTTCTTTTTTGTAATGCATGACTTTTTGATAATATGCCTTATCCTTTGGATTGTAATATATTTTGCGTCTAAAATCAGCAATTAAGTATTCTTTTTGTAAAACAAGAAAATATTCTGCTATAGAAATATTTCTCGTTTTTCGTTTCATTCCCTTCATGTCTTTTTTATTTTATTTTTCCTATTATGTTTTCACCAAAATCTTCTGGTTTTTTTAAATTCATAAAAACTTGTTTGATTTGCTCTATAGAACATTCATCAATATCTTTTTTTTCACTTACAAAACCAATATGTGTTTCAAAATATTGTTGCAACTGTAATCCATATTTTTTTGTTTCATTGACAGCATCAAAATCATACAATAGGATAACTTTTTTAACCCCTTTCATCAACAACTTTTTTATTTGTACGTTAGAAATTTTTTTACCAAACGTACATACGCATTTAATTTCTCGGCTGGTGTCTAATTGTAACGCTTTGTCTACAGAAATTTTATCAAAAATTCCTTCTACAAGAATTACCACTGTTGTATCGTCAATTATTTCATCATACCCATATAGTAATTCCGAAAACCTTGTACCTCTACTATTATTATAACGTAATTTATTTTTCGGAACCTGTTTATTAGCATAACGACCGACAAAACCACGTATTTCCCCATTATCAAAAACAGGAATTAAAACGTAATCTTTATATTTTTCAAACAACACGGTTGTTCCTATTTGATACCGATGACAATCAGCGGAAGTGATACCTCTGCCGAGTAAGTACTCGGTGCTGTTTTCTGCCACTTTCCATCCTGCGGGCATAGTAACCTTATTTAACAACTGAGGCATCACCTCGTCCTGCTCTATGTGGTTTACAAGAATTTGACGCAAACTATCTATTTTTTCTTTATTTTTTACGGTGGTTCCTTTTAATAAAAAAGTTTCCCCAAGTTGAACCAGAATTTTATAAACGCTCCCATGTTCCCCGCAACGCTTACAATCAAATAATTGCGTATGTTTATTTACATACATATGACGTTCTTTACCACAGAAAACACAAGTACAAATATATTCTCCACGGGAATTCAATGTAGGATTATTTAACATTCTCCTTAATTCAAAATCGGGTATAGTTAAATAATTATTCATTTAAAATCCTGTTATTTCAATTGTACGCTTACGGTCATAAAACCTTGCATAATCGAAATTATTAGCAATACGCATGGGGTCACCGTTTTTATAATCCCTTATTTTTTCTGTATGCAAACGCATTACCTCTTCCTTGCGTTCATCCCGTGTTTGATTTATTGTTATCAGAACATCAAAGGGACGAACCTTTCCTTTATCCTCGTTCAGCTGTGAACGTGTAATAATAAATTCTGGGTCGTTTTTTTGTTCTTCAGGAATGTTGCTGCTTTGGGTAGCTGTATGAACAACGGCATTAAATTCCATTGCTAACATTTTCATACCTTTCGCCAGTTTCTGTTGACGAAAACGTTCCTCTCCTGGTGAATAATTATGACCATCTCCCACTTCTAACAATTCTAAATAATCTATTATTATAACGTCTATTTTTCCAAACGTTTTTTCCATTTCCTTCAATTCACGACGAACGTCATTCAGCGTTTTAGCATTGAAAGTTTCCTCGGAAGAAATAATTATATCATTTTTTCGTAATTTTTTAATTATTCGTTTACTAATTTCCATTCTTGCTGCAGAAATATTACCAATTTTAACGTCCTGGTAAAGCGTACCAGTCCAAGCAGCATCATAACGGTTCAAACATTGTTCCTTTGTTCCTTCTAATTGAAAATGTGCAACCCGAAAACCTTGACGTGCTGCCGCAATACCAAGATGTACCAATACCTGACTTTTCCCAACACCTGAATCCCCTAACCAAAGAACACATTCACCTGTTTCTGGTCCGCCATTATCTCCGCCAAGACGATAATCTAATTCATCTATCATGGTAGGAATTTTATAACGCCGTTTCCAATCTTCACTGCAACGTTTCAATTGACGTTCAGTGAAATCCCCAAAAACGGTTTCAAACTTAACATCCTGAATAGAAAATTTACTAAAATCTTCAGCGTATTTTACAAATAAGTCCCATGCTTTATCTTTATCTCCCCTGTTGTATGTATCAACAATTTTATCATTCGCTTCCAAGAACTTCATTTTCTTGATGAAGCGTTCGAAAACGTCTATAATTACATCAAAATTAGCATCTTGTTCGGGGAATTCTATATCAGAAATTGTTTTTATTTTATTTAAAACCGCTTCATTGTCCGCAAAATGTTGTTGCGCTTGACGTATGGAAGGAATCAAGCCAGTTTTATCAAAACGTTCTGTTAACCAACGCCAAAGTGTTTTTTCTGCTTCCGTTTGGAAATAAGAAAATTTAATATATTGCCTAACAATTTCAAACACATTTCTGCTCTGTAAAGAAGCAGCTAATAATTCATCAATAAAACCGCTTGCTAATGTTTCACTCTTCGCCATATCCTCTTGTTTTGAATACTTTAAAATATTCTTGTTTCAAAAGTTTTTTACAATCATCCTTAAATTTACAAGTAACACAATAAGAACTCTTATGAAAGTATAACGTTGTATTTGCTATACACCATAAAAATCCTCTTTTGGTATTATGAAATTCTGATTTAAAATTTTCTTCTACTGAACGTAACGATGTAACCGCAAGGGGAACATCGGAACGTTGATTCATCAGGTTTATTTTTACATTTTGTTTCAGATTCTGCTGAACAATAATATTATTTATTTCCGCATTATTTTTTTTCCAACGTTGAACAGCAGATTTTCCAAAAACCCAACTAAAACGAATTTTATACGTTTTGTCATCCTTAACGCTGTCGTTAAACCAACTCTGAAAACCGAATTCTATAAACTTTCGTATAAAATCTTCACCAATGTAATCATTAAATTCCTCAACAAACGTTTTCCAACTCGCTACATCTTGTTTATTACATTTATAATTAACTTTGCGGCGACCTGTAACTTGCTCCAGTGCTTTTATGAAAGTATCAACGGCATAACGGTACAATTGTTTTTTTCGATTTTCATTCTTCATTTATTTCGAACCATTTTTTTGTCCAGTTTTTGAATGTTATCAACCAATCGTCGACACTGGTATCTAAAATTCCTATTTTATCTTCACCGATTTGCTTTACATAAGTATCTAACCTTGCTTCCGAATGTTTAGAAAAATAAGCATCAAATAAATCAATAAAATCTATTATCAAACTTTTTTGTTTTGTCGACGTTACTCCTAAAACTCTACCAGCTCGTTGTATAACATTTGCTTTTTCTAATCCTCCGTCTACATTTATCATCACACTTGCTTCGGGAAGTGTAATTCCTTTCTTAAAAATATTAGAAGCTAAAAGGATACCGCCATCTTTTTTTAAGAATTCAACCTTTTCTTCTTCCCTTTCTTCCCCTTTCGTTTCCCCGCTAATAAAAGTTATATTTAAAGCACTACTCATTGCTCTTCCGTGCTCTACGCTTTGAAAAAGAACAAGAGTCTTCAACTTCATTTCCCTTAAAAAATTAATAACTTCAATCAATATTTTATCTCGTGTTTCATTCTTTAAAATTAATTCACGCCGATAATCTGTATAATCATTTATATCTTTGTCTAATTCTTGTTGTGTATGGTCTATCAGTAACATAAATACACGATAATCCGATAAAACGTGTTTTTCTCTTAATTCTTGCTGAGAAATAGTATAAATAACATCTCCGCTCCATTCCTGTAATTTTAAATTCTGAACTAATGTTTCCGCCCGATATGGAGTTGCTGAAAGACAAAGCTGATATTCTAAATTCTTTGCTTTCTTGTATATCTTCAATTTAGAATCAGAACTATTATCGTGAATTTCATCTACGCATAAAAATTTCAATTCTTTGAAATATTTCTCTAATTCCTTTTTCTTTTGAAGGTCGTTACAACGATTAGAAAAGGTACTTTGTATGGTTTGTATCATTGCTACCGTCACACGTTTTGAAACATCAACCGCTCCTGCTCTTATTTCTCCTATTTCTATGCCGCCGTATGGCTTAAAATATTCACGAATATCATTAACAGCTTGATTAAATAAAGTTGTATTATCTACGCAAAATAAAAAATTTCCGCTATCGGTTTCAAGGAAAATTCTTAAAATCTCAGAAGCAATAAATGTTTTTCCTCCACGGGTTGGTACAACTATGATTCCAAATCTTCTACGATAAAAAGCTTCAACTGCTTTCTTTTGATGTATATATTTACCAGACATTCTTTTGTCAATCTTTATACCTTCTGGTAAATCGAAGATATAATCATTGATTTGATATGATACGTTATGCTCTTTTACGTATTTTTCTACATTTGATA